GCGTTGGCATCGGCGTCCTCGACCGTGAGCGTGATCGTCTTCGTGTTCGCAAGATTCGCGATCGCGGGCGCCACCACGGCGAGCACCATCCGCTCCGTTGTCGGGTATGGATTGGTGGCTTCAAGATCGATGACCCCAGAGAGCGTTGTCGCGTTGGCGTTGGGCGCCACGAGATTGGCTTTCAGCAGATCGTCACCAATCGAACGATATTGGACGGGCATTGAAGGCATAAATTAAAGATGGGTTGAAGATTGCCCGGCGTTACTTGTGCTTTTTCTCAGCGGCTTCGGCTTTTGCTTCGGCCTTCGCCTCTTTCGCTTCCTCGGCCGCTTCAGCTTTCGATTCCGATGCGGTCTGAATCGTGCATTGCCCGGACTTCGTTCCGATCGGGCATTGACCAATGATCAACGTCCCATCGTCGGTCCCAATATCGACAGTGCCGTTGGAATTTTCCTTGAGGACTAAAAGATCATTCCGCTCGCGGCCGTCCTCGTTATGATAAATTGCTTTTTTCATGTTGGGAAGAATTACGATTCGATGGCGTCGGTATTGAGGATCGAGTCGGTCGCGTAGATCGGAATCCCCTCGAATGAAGTCGGGATCGGGGCGACCAGCTCTTGATCAGGCCGGGTCGTGCCCTGCCCATACAAGGCGACGGTGCGCGAGGCTTGCAGTTGCGAGCGGCTGCGGCGGCTCATGAAGATGGCATCCGGTACATAGCCCGTGGGGAACGTGGCCAGGACGGTGGTGAGTTTGGCGTCGGTGCAGGTCTTGGTGCTGTCGGCCGTGACGTTGGCCAGTCGGCGAACGCAGTTCTCGTTTCCGACCTGCATCCCAATCCACGCGGTGAGGCCGGCAACATAGGCCGTCAGTTTGCCATCATTGGCGGCGACGATCTGCTGCACTGTGAACTCATCGAGCTGCCACGCCTTGCTGTTGCCACCAATGAGCGTGATGTCCTTGAGGCCGAATTTCACGAAATAGACCGAGGACGCGGTGGTGGCGGTCGTGCCTACGGCATCCACTGTCAGCGCATCACCGTTGGCGGTCGTGCCGCCGAACGGGGTCGCGGCCTTGAGTCCAGGGAAACCCTTGGAGTCGCTCGTGATACCGTACCAGATTTGCGAACCGATGGTGCGCATTCCGGCTTGCATGACGCCAGACGCCTCGAGGGCTTGCAGGGCGGCGGGGCCGTCCTCGTGCGCATCTGCCACGGCCTTGTCCACTTCGATCTGACCGCCTGCGATGAAGGCTTCGACCAGGCGCTGGGCGAAGGTCGATTTGCTCGGCGTCTGGCCCTCGTTCGCATGACGAAACGCAACGGTCGGCAGCCCGGTACGAACCCCGGTGTGATAACTCGTTCCGCGGATGGTGCGGAAGGGGAATCTTTCAATCTCGGGAACGTAGAGAAGGTTTTCCTCGATGAGCCCGACGACCGGATCGTTTCCGGTCAGCTTGGCGATGTCGAGCATAGTGAGATTAGCCATGGGAGTAGATTAGTTGATACGAAACAGGTTGAAGTTTGGGCGGTTACTTGCCCGCGGATTTCGCGGAGGCTTGTGCCTTGAAATGAGCTTCCACGCGCGCGAGTCCGGTGAGCGTCGGGTCGATGGTCTGCGTCTTGCCGGGCGGCGGCGGAGGGACATCCGCCACCGGCTTATGCCCGGTCTTCGAGAGTTCGATCGCCGCGGCCTGTTTTACGTGCGCATCGAGTGCGGCGGAAAATTCTTCCGGCTTCGTTGCCGCCGTAATTCCGACAGATGCAAGAGCTGTAGTAACAGTCGAAAACTTGGCGTTGGCCGCTGAACTCTCAGCGGTGATCGTCGTTACCTTGCCCTCCAGTTCCTTGACCTTGGCCTGCGCCGCGGCGAGTTCGCCGTCCTTCGCGCTGAGTCCGTCAAGGTGCGCCTTCAGCGCATCCGGCCCGGCCGCGAGCATCGTTTCCAGATTCAGGCCGGCGCTGGTGAAAAGCGTATCCACTTGCGCGAAGGTAGCGGCCGCGGTCTCGAGAGTGGCCGTTGCCTGCGGGAGAGTCTTCGGCGCGAACCCGAGAGCGGAAAGAATGGCGGAGAATTTCATAGTGCCGGGCAAGGTTTACCGTGCGATGGGGTGTCAACTCACCGGATGCGTTTTAGCAATTGCGCCTTGGCTGTCTCCATGTTGCCGAGCTCGTCAACCAGCAGCGCGGCGATTGACTCGCGCCCGTTGAGCACCTGCCCGCGCATCGCTGAATCAGGCAGCGCCCGGTAGGTCGTGACGTGCGACTTGAAGGCTGCGAAGTCGTTATCAACCGCTTCCTGAAGATGTGCCCGCTGGGCCGGCGTGAGTGCTCCGCCGAAACCCATGGCTTTCAGGTCGCCGCCCGCGTTCACGATCGGGTCGGGTTTGATTCCCGCTTCCGCATACTGCGCCGAGCGGTCCATCCATGGAATATATACGCCGATGGACCCCACGAGAGCCGACTGGCTCGCGACAATCGCGTCAGATCCGGACGCAATATAGTATGCCGCCGAAGCCATCATGTCCTCGGTATAAGCCACCGTCGGGACAGGCTTGCTTGCCACGAGGTCGGCAATCTCGGGAGTTCCGACCACCGTGCCGCCCGGGGAATCGACTTCGAGGAGGATGCCTTTCGCGCCGGCTTTCAGCGCGTCCGAATAGTCGGCACGGATCTGCTCGAAGCCAGTCGCGCCGCATGCCTGCTCCATGTTGGAAAGTCCTTTGCCGAGTGGTCCGAAAATATGAATCGATGCAATGCCGGTCTCTACGTCGAACGCCATCGGCTTCCGCTTCGGAATGTCGGCGATCATCTCGTCCATGATCCCGGCCTGCGACTGCATCGCTCGCTCGAATACGACGCGAATCGACGCGTGAGCCTCGGGCGTAATGAACCACGGGCGGAGGTAAATCTGTTCGGAGAGGTGGCGGAATCTCATGGTGTTTTGTCCCTTCCTTTGTCGCCCGGATTGCGGCTGGGCTGGGGCACAGTCGGATCAGGCACGGGATCGTTGAGCGGGTAAAATCCGGTGCGCTGCGCCGTCACGCCAAGGTCGCCCATAATAATCGTGAGCGGCACCGTCGGATGCTGCTTGTGCACCTCGAGCGCCTGCTCGAATAGCGTCGCGCGGGAAATAAAGACTTCGCGCGTCGTGTTGCCGTCGCGCGCGTGAAGGACGCTCATGGGGAGTCGTCCTGCAGCCACATCATCAATGTCGATTTTCGCGCTCGCGCGGTCCACCTCGAACCACGGCGGAGGCGCAATCTCCCAGCGCATCCACTCCGGGGAGTTCGGAATCACCTTGAGACCGATCAACGTCGAGACGAAGTAGCCGAGGACGCGCACGGCCGCCGGCGCGATGGTCGAAAATTCGTCATGGATCAAGGTGTTGATTTGGTCCTGGAACGCACGTGTCGCCGCGCCGCCGAGCTGCGACGGGTCGAGCATTTCCGCGCGCCAGCGAATGGCTGCGGCTGCCCGCGCCGCCACGCGTTCGTCAAAATTCATCCATTGGTTGCTCGGGCGGTCGGACTTGAACGCCTCGATTGTACCCGAGCCGGATTTCGCGTAGCGCCATTCGCCGCGGTCGACCACTTCGGTCGGCGATCCGTCGAGACTCGCTCCCGCTGCCATGCCCGCGAGCACCATCGACGGGTCCTGCTTCCCGGTTTCGTTCGTCTCGATGATCGTCAGTTTCGAGTCGCTGATCTGCTGGTCGAGTTGCGCCGTCTGCGCCGTGTCCAGCGCGAGAAAATCCATCAATGCGCGCGCGATGTCAGGAACAGGCGAACCTTCCGAGTAGCGTTGCGGTGTCGCCACCTGGATCAAGTCCCGCGCGGAAATATCCTGGTCGTCTTCCTTGCGCGGCCCGAGCACGCGATAGGCAACTTCGGTGCCGATCGAATTGGTGATAACGCCGTGGTTAATCGCGAGTCCCTGGTACACGCCGCGGACCTGTGCCTGCTCGCCCGTGTCGTTGGTGACCGTGGTAAACGCGTCGTCCTTGCCGACCACACCGGCGCCCTTGCCGTAATCGTCACGCTGGCCGATCCGATGACCTTCGAGAAACTGCATCGCCGGCCAGCCGCTCGCCCACTTCGTCAGCAGCACGAAAAACCGCGCATCGGTTGCCCGGGTTGGAACTGCCATCCGCCACGAGGCCCGCCAGTTGAAGCGAGGCCCGCGGATATTGCAGAGTTTTAGCGCGTCTTCGAGCACAGCCGTGGCGGCAGTGCCCCACACGGTGTCATTGCCGGCGAACCGCGGGCGGAAGCCGGACGCGGCGACGTAGTCAGCCTTGTTCTCGAGCAGGGCCGCAGCGAGCCCGCGCGTGGCCAGGGAACGGCACTCACTGACCAGCTCCCGGTAGCGCTGCGGGGAAAGGAGCGAGAGGTAATCCGCGAAATGATTCGGCGGCTTCGGCCGCAGGCGATCGTCGGCAGCCGTGCGCCGATACAGCACGCCCGACGATCCGTTGAACACCGCGGGGCGGTTGTACGCGTCGACCAAAAATCCGGGTACGGTCGCGGATGGCATCAGGTTTCCGCGGAAAAGGTGACGCTCGAACGCGAGCTTGGCGCCGCGGCCCATAGATCCGGGCGCAGGTAGCGCATCGCTTCGTGCACTTGCTGCATGGACTGCGTGATCCGGCGTAGTTGCGTCTCGGAGCCTTCGCGCTGGAAGCTGCCGTTATTGAGATACGAGGCAATCAGGGCGGAAGTCTGCCGCCGTTGCGCGCCGAGCGACTCCAGCTCGGTCAGGAGCTGGGCGTAGGAGAAGCCAAGGTAGGGACCAGCCGGGACAATTTCCGCCATCGCGCGTTTTCTTCGCGCGAGGTGTCAACGGTTAGGGCGGTTAAGAACGAGCGACCGAAATCAACCGACCTCCGTTGACTGTCCAATCTTTGGCAGGCTTCGGAACCCAGCAAAAATTGTAGAACCGCTCACCGCATTGGCAATGTGGCTCAACTCTCAGTAACGCGTATTGGATCGCCGTGACGCGGTAGCCGCACTTCCTGCATTCGCAGTGTTCATATATCTCGATAAACTCTTGAACGGCGAATCCTCGAATCATTGGGAAGTGGTTTGAGGTGTTTTGGTTCACGCCGCCACCGCCTTCTTGTCCTCCGCCTCCGTCTCCAGCGACTCCGCGCCCACGAGTCCAGCCATCGAGGCGAACACAATCTGCATTGCCTCGCAGTCGCCGGCGTGGTCGCCGCGCAAACCCATCCAAACGAAGTATTCACTACCGTCGCCCGCGTGTTTTTTCACGCGGTAGTGGGCGTCGATCTCGGTGAAATACCAGTCGGGAGCGTTGTCGGCTGCAGTCCACACGGCCTCATCGGTCGCGCTCGGAAGCGTCCGCAAGAGGTGTAGCCGGGTGAGCGCAGACTGCTTCGAGAACATGAACTGCACCGCTACCCCCGAACGCACTCCGATGCCGGCAAATGCCTCGATTCCGCGCGGCTCGCTAAAGATGCGGCGCGTCCCGGTTGCCTTGTGAAAATAATCCTTA